CGCGAAGGAATCTTAGGATCAAGGGTAGTATCAAAGCCACCTAAAGTGGTTGTATCACCCGTGGTGCGACCCATAATTGTAGGGAAGTCACCTGTTGCACATCTATCCACCTGTAAGGGGTATACTCCAAAAGCGTTTGCGGGCGTGATTGGACTACCTAGGTGTAGATTTTGAGCGGTACCATGTGCTCCGAAATACGTTATGCCAATGCTATCATTTTCTGCAGTACATCCTACTGTAAGAGCTTGATTGTGACATCTAACGAATGAGCGTTGAGTTAGTTCATCCGGGCAGCCTTCGATTGCACGCGTATAGTCATGGTAAGGATCCAGAGCTAACGTGAGCCAATCTTGGGCATCCGGCGATAATTTATTGAGAGATTTGTTCGATTTAGTCATACTGAGAGTAATTTTCTTTCGAATACTTTTAATGTCTTAGCCAACAGCTTTTATGGCACGACGGTAAAACCTTTAAAGTCTTAGCCATGGATTTTAGGCATGACTGTTGGCTTCAGCTAATTAAAGCTTCCACCCCTTCAGTGCAACAACACCGTCGCCACCCTTGATTTCACTAGCCCTACCGAAATTAGTCTTCTGATACCACTGTGAATTAACTATAATATCCTCCATCCAAACTCTATATATATTTGGAAAAGCCTCTCCCTCATATATAAGTTCTTTAAAACTAGGAGAGTAAAGGTCTTTTGGTATGGGAATTAAAGCGTCCTTCAACTTTTCACAGCGTGCCATCTCACTACGCAGATATTTCCCCAAGATCGGAGTCTGCATGTCAGAATCCACTAGACTTCTAAGTTTCATATAATACCTAGCATTGTGGAATTTTTCGGGAATGACATGATCAATCAAATTTATCTTTGGGATGGTCCTGTCTACATCACACATGGAGCTTATATCACCCCATTGGAACCATCTTGCAAGAAACTTGAAAGGCTCACCAGGTTTGCGCTGAACCAACTTCAGATCGAAACCACATTCCTTGGCACTCGCCTCTATCAGCGACTTCAGACTAGCGTCCACAAAGATGACGCCGTCATCTCCACCCACCATGCATCTGCTAAAAGCCACATCACCAATTGCTTTCCAGATGCTGAATAGGTTCATGATCGAATTCAAATAACACGTGTCAGGTCGTCCAGAACACGTGGTCCCTTTTGTTTTATACTTGTACCCATGCAAATTGGCCGTACAATTTACACAGTTGTTTAAGAAAAACCGAACCACCGGTATGTCACCATACGCGATTGTGTACAAGCGATCTTGTAAATACCTCATTTCAGTTAGCAATGAACCATCATACTTTGAGAAATCAGTCTCAAAGCATACATCACCTTCAGCCGGGTTGTCTGACAACTCGCTCAAGCGACAAGCGATGTCAGTCGGTGGCCTGCCAAATGCAAACCACAACTCGTTGTTTGGTAGATGGTGCAATTTATCTTGCAGTGGATACACCAGACGATATGCATGCGCCTGTACCCTATCGTTCAAGGGAGTTATTATACGCGCAGCTTTTTGTTTGGTCTCCATAGGCTCAGCTTTGAT